CTGAAGAGCGCAAGCGTGGCGGGAAGACGATGAAGAAGCACGCTGGCAAAGTGGACGGCAAGAAAGCCGACATGCATGCCGGTCGCAAGCCGCGTAAAAGCGGTGGCCGCGCCTCTTCGGATCAGAATCCGTTCACTTCTGCTCGCAAGGGCACGCCGCCGCCGGGCCGCACGCTCGATGGCAGCCTTGATTAATCTGGGCTGAAAAGGCAAAAAGAACGGGGGCCTCTGTGCCCCCGTTTTTCCTTGAGGAATTGCAAATGGCAAAGACTCCAGCATGGCAGCGCAAAGAGGGTCAGTCCTCAGAGGGCGGCCTAAACGAAAAGGGCCGCGCTTCGTTGCGCGCTCAAGGGCAAAACATTAAACGTCCGGTGACCTCTGGCGAGGCAAAGAAAAGCCCGGCAGCAGCCGCCAGACGCGACAATTTCAGAAGCCGGATGTGCGGCATGAAGGAAAAGCTGACGTCACCCAAGACGAAGCATGATCCGAATAGCCGAATCAATCTGGCCCTCAAACGTTGGGATGTTAAGTGCTAACATCTCGAAAACTTCATAGGTGAATCGCCATGACTCAACCTCTTTTTACTTCTGTCGGTCCGATTGAAGCCGCAAACGCTGATGCCATTTGTGAAGCTGAAACCCCGGATGCAGGCCCGATTGATCTTACTGGTAGTTCCGTGGTAGACGGCGTTGCTGTTCTTGATGCCCCTCGCCGAGTTGAAATTGACACCACGGGCGATGAATCTGCGGCAACTTTCGTAGTTACGGGCACTCTCTGGAATGGTCAAGTTTTTAGTGAATCAATCACTGGAATTCCTTCAGGGGGCACGGGTTCAACCACTCAAAGCTTTGCGACTGTTACCTCGGTCACGATAAGCGTCAATGCTAACGATTCAATTGTTGTTGGCACGAACGGCGTCGCTGATTCGCCTTGGCTTCGTCTTGACGACTATGCGCCTTCGCCGACTGGGGTGACTGTCGTTGTTGATGGCACTGTGAACTACGACGTTGAAATCTCGCAGGATGATCCTGATTCGTTCATCAGCCCGGTCCCCATTGGTGAGATGGTGTGGCTCGATGTTCTTGATGGGAACCTCGTCAATGAAACGACTAATAAGACGGGAGGCATTACGTTCACTCCGTGCTGGGTTCGTTTGACGCTCAACAGCGGTGATGGATCTGCTCGAATGACGGTGGTTCAGTCCGGCACAATTCCGAAGTAAGCGGAGGCGTTATGGCTACCAGCGGCACCTACGCCTTTAATCCGTCTCTGGGTGAGATGACGCTTTATGCGTTCAATCTCTGTGGCATTCGAAATACCGCCCTCACTCAAGAGCACATGGAATCTGCTCGCATGGCGAGCAACATGCTGCTTGGTCGCTGGAGCAGTCAGGGCGTCAATCTTTGGTGTGTTGACCTTCAAACCATCAATTTGACTGCGGGTGTTTCGACATACTCTGTGCCGGCTAACACCATCGTCATGCTCGACGCCTACATGGTCGATAGCACCGTTTCATCTTCAAACGTTGATCGGCTAATCCTGCCCATCAGCAGAACTGAATACGCAAGCTACCCAAACAAGACCCAGCAGGGCTTTCCGACAACTTTTTGGTTCAATAGGTTGTTATCGCCTGAAGTCACGTTGTGGCCTGTTCCAGACGGCACTCAGCCTCAATTCAAGTATTACCGCGTGCGGCAAATTCAGGATTCTGAATTTATCAATGCCCAGCAAACTGAGATTCCGTACTACTTCCTTGAAGCGTTCACTTTTGGCCTTGCCGAAAGACTCGCCATGATGTGGGCTCCTGATAAAATTCAAATCTTGAAGCCTCTTGCTGATGAGTCTTATCAAATTGCTGCCAGCCAGAATATTGAAACCGCTCAGCAATACATCTCGCCCACGATCTCTAGCTACTATCAGGCCTGATCATGGGTTATGCATCCAGAGCAGGAAGAGCCAAAACAAACTCCGCAAACCCGCAAGCTCATGCGATTTGCGACCGTTGCGGCTTCCGGTACAACTGGGTGGATCTGAGTTGGCAGTTCGACTGGCGAGGCGCTCAGCTTGCCAACATCAGAATTTTGGTTTGCAGACCCTGCAAAGACACGCCGCAGCAACAGCTTCGGTCGATTGTGGTGCCGGCTGACCCGGTTCCGATCATCAATGCCAGAACACAAGACTTTGTGGCGGCTTCGATCAATTACTCGTCTGTATCAGGCGGCGGGACTGTAGATCCGGTGACGGGTATTCCAATTCCTCCCAGTGTGAATCTTTTGACTCAAGCTGGCGAGAACTCGACGACTCAGCCTTATGGTCCGCCGGTTGGGTTGACTCAAGCAGCGCAGATGCCGCTCAAGGGCACGCAAGCCTACGCCGTGCTTTTGCCCGTGATCTCGGTTACGTCAAACGGTTCAGACCAAATTACGGTTAATTGCTCTGCAGCCCATAACCTCACCACCAATGATCAAGTTTCGGTGCAGGGCCTTTCAAACAATAAACTGACCGGGTTTTACAGCGTCACGGTCACCACGGGGACGCAATTCACCTTCCAGTCCAATACGGCCACGCCAGTCGGGTCTTTGTATTTGCCGACTTCCCGCATCGTGACGGCTCAAGTTGGACTGCCGTATGGGTATACTAAAATTCCTCAGACAGGGATTTAGGCCATGGCAAACACAACCATTCCAAACCTTCCGCTTGCCATTGCCATCAACGGCACGGAGCAACTCGAGGCAGTCCAAGCAGGCACCTCGGTTCGAGTCACGTCTGCGCAGATTGCGGCTATCGGCGGAGCTACTGGCGCTACTGGCGCTACTGGCGCTACTGGCAATACCGGCCCCATTGGGCTGACTGGTGCAACCGGAGCTACAGGCGCTACCGGCGCCACAGGCGCTACGGGAGCCACTGGAGCAACTGGTCCTACAGGAGCCACAGGGGCCACAGGGCCTACAGGCGCTACGGGCGATACCGGTGCCACGGGCGCTACGGGAGCCACCGGTCCTACGGGCGCTACGGGCGCTACCGGCGCCACAGGGCCCACAGGCGCTACTGGCGACACCGGCGCTACTGGCGCCACTGGCCCGGGGACTGGCGACACCGGCGCTACTGGCCCTACGGGCGACACTGGGCCTACAGGGCCAACGGGCGCCACTGGAGCAACTGGACCTACAGGCCCTACAGGCGATACCGGCGCGACGGGCCCTACTGGTCCGGGCACCGGAGATACTGGCCCCACTGGCGATACCGGAGCTACTGGAGCTACTGGAGCTACAGGAGCTACAGGGCCTACGGGTGATACCGGAGCCACTGGGGCCACTGGGCCTACGGGCGCCACCGGAGCAACGGGAGATACTGGCGCTACCGGGCCTACTGGCGCGACAGGCGCGACAGGCGACACTGGGGCCACTGGACCGACTGGCGCGACCGGTGCGACTGGGGCTACGGGGCCCACAGGCGATACGGGCGCAACGGGGCCGACTGTTTATCCCGGCACTGGTGTGGCTGTTTCGGACGGCTCTGCTTGGATCACGTCTCTCACTGCGCCCACAGGTGCGCTCGTCGGCACCACAGACACGCAGACGCTGACCAACAAGCGCATCGATCCTCGGGTCAGCAGCACCGCGAGCATTGCCAGCCCGCTTGCTTGGGACAGTGACGACTTTGATGCCTATGCCGCAACGGCTCAGGCTGGCGCGCTGACGATCAATGCCGACTCGGGCACGCCGGTCAATGCGCAGAAGATCATCTTCCGTTTCTTGGACAACGGAACTGCTCGAGCTTTGACGTGGACTACGGGATCTTCAAAGTCTTTCCGAGCGGTTGGAATCACGCTGCCGACAACCACCACTATCAACAAAACGACATATGTCGGCTGCATTTACAATGCCGCTGCGGATCGCTGGGATGCCGTAGCGACAGTGACAGAAGCTTGATCGAGGTATGGTAAATGGCCACATATTATTGGGTTGGCGGCGCAGGGACATGGAACGGATCTAATACCGCGAACTGGTCTACGGGATCTGGTGGCGCGACTGGCGCTGGGCCGCCGCTGACTACGGACGACGTTATCTTTGATAATAACTCTGATTCCGGCTCAAATTTTACTGTTACGCTGACAGCCTCAGCATCCGTATGCAATAACTTTACCGTTGGAACCGGCGCATCTTTGCCAGATAAAATTATTACTTTTGGTACCGGCTCTACTAACGGTATTCAATGCTACGGTAACTTTACCGCCGCGAATTCGGCTAACAATGTTTTTACTTCTTGTAATGTTACGTTTAGAGCAACGACTACGGGAAAGACTGTCGATTTCGGAGCAAGAACGTATCTTGACATTACTGTCAATGGAGCGGGAGGAGAGTGGACGCAGCAAAGTGCGGTGACGCTATCTACTTCTTTTGGCGAATTTACATTAACAGCGGGAACATGGAAAACAAATAACAACAATATAACGGACGGCAATTGGAACATCTCTGGAACCTCAACTCGCACTATCGAATTAGGTTCATCTACGATTTCAGTTCGAGGGAATCTTACTAGTGAATTTAATGCTACAACAATTACGAATCTAACTTTTACCGCAGGAACATCAACAATAAATTTTGTAAGAGATACAAGTGAATTAGATTCTGCAGGACTAACTTTTTATAATGTTGGCTATACAGCCACCGGTTCAGATACTTTATTTAGTATCAATGGCGCAAATACTTTTAATAATTTAACCGTTACCGGTCCTAGTGCTACAGGACAGCAGACCATAGAGTTCGGTGGTAACTGTACGATAAATGGCACTTTAACCGTTTCTGGCGCAACCGCTATTAGGCGAGTCAGGATTGTTTCTGATGATTCCGATTTTGTTAGAACGTTAACCGTTAATTCTTGCTCTCCCTCCGATACAGATTTTAGAAATATAACAATTACGGGGACCGCTGCCCCGCTTACGGGAACTCGACTAGGTAATCTCGGCGGTTGTAGCGGGATAACCTTTACCGCCGCCGCGAATAAATATTGGAATCTTGCTGGTTCGCAATCATGGACTTCTACCGGTTGGGCGTTAACTGATACCGGAGCTCCGGCATTAAATAATTTTCCGTTACCACAAGACGATGTTTTCTTTACGAACGCAGGAGCGGCAGGGACCGTAAGCGTTACCACTGGTCCTTGGGCTTGTAATAACTTAGATTTAAGCGATCGAACTAGTGCCGCTACATTAACAATCACACTCCAAAGTTTATATGTAGTAGGAAATTTAACAATCGGCACCGGTATGACTGTCGGCGGAACCGGCGCTATTATCGATATGTGGAATGTTGACGGAGCGAATAGAACGATCACGACAAATGGCGTTAGCCTTAACTTAAATTTCGGTTTTAACTCTGCCGGTGGCGGTAAGGTTACGTTCGCAGATAACGTAACGACTACAAGATCTACAACTTTGCCTACTTCGGGGCACCTTCACCGACGAGGAATATTAGATCTTAACGGCAAGACGTGGAAAACGAATTCGCCTTATAATTTAAATTTTACAACTGTTCGCGAGCTCCAATGGGGCAATAACGCAGTAATAGAATTCACATCTAATGGAAATATATTCGATTTAAGTACAGCGACTAACTTTACCCAAGTATTAGGTACGGGAAATAAATTCGTTTGTAGTCAAAATACGTCAAGTTCTAGATCTTTTAATTTTCCTTCTACGTGGGGCGATTCCGACGTCGTAGATTTTGAAGTTACCGCAGGAACAGGTTCTGTGTCTGGCGGTTATTTTAAAAACGTTGATTTGCAAGGATTTGTAGGAAGCGCAAATGGTGGTGGACTTAATCAATGTTATATTCACGCAAATTTGAATGCGGGAACAACTTATGCCCCAGCCTCAAACGCATCTCAGGGATTTTTGTCCTTTAGAGGAACCGCTAACTCTACGGCTAACTTCGGAACCGCGAGTTTACAAAATAGTATTTTTATAGATAAAACCGCTGGCTCGTCGTTAACGCTTACTTCTGCTTTAACAACAAATAATACTTTTACTGCTAGAACCGGTACGTTTGATAGCGATGATTACGCTATTAGTTGTACCGTATTCGACGTCGAAGCAACGGGGACTAAAGTTCTAAATCTCGGAACTAGTACTATTACGCTTACTGGCAATACCTCTAATGTATTCGAATATAACGCGACCGGGACTACGTTTAACGCTTCTTCTTGTACGTGGGTCATCTCGTCAACTACTAACGACACTCGTACATTTGGAAACAGTAGCGTTACGATCCCTAACGTCGGGACTGTGCGTATCGGCGGCGGGTCGTCCACAGGAGAAATTAGACTCTACGGAAATATGACCGTAGGAAATATTGAGACGACGCGAACCGGCGCATGGCCGCTACAATTATTCAATGGAAATACGGTTACCTTCGATAACTTCTCGCTCTCAGGAACCGCCGGTAATTTAATTACACTTCGGTCGAGTAGTTCAGTTACAAAGGCTAACGTCGTTAAGAACGGCGGTAACGTCTGCGTCGACTATCTCTTCGTCAGCGATATCGCCGGAACTCCCGCCAATCGATGGTATGTTGGAGCAAACTCGACGGACAACGGCGATAATACCGGACTGATTTTTACGGCCTGCCCAGCGGCGGGAACCGGAAATTTTTTCCAGTTATTTTTCCCCTGAGGGTGATATGGCAGTCGATATTCAAGAGGTTAACGCCAAAGTGGACAGTCACATCGACGTTTGTGCAGTTCGCTATGAATCATTAAGCAAGCAATTTGATATCCAGATCACGGGTATCAATGGTCGACTCAAGAAGATTGAGAGAAATCTCAATTGGGGGATTGGTCTTGTCTTCAGTGCCATGGGCACAATTATTTTGTTATTACTTAACTACATCATGAGATAGGTATGCCTGTTAGCAGTACGAATGGTAAGCAAGAAATTCAGAGAATCGTTTCCACAGTCAAACACGAAAAGATGCTCGATATCGGGTGCGGAGTTGGCACGTATGCCAAGCTGTTCCCTGATGCTGAATGGACCGGCGTAGAGGTATGGGAACCTTACGTTGAGAAGTACAATCTCAACGAGCTGTATCAAACTTTGATCGTAGGGGATGCCAGAGAGTGGCAGCCCTTTGATCGTTACGATGTCGCCTTTGCCGGTGACGTCCTCGAGCACATGACGTATGACGAAGCGAAGGATCTCATTCGCAAGCTGCAGGATTGCGCCGAAACCGTTATTGCCAGCATTCCTATCGGCCACTGGCCTCAGGGCGAACACGAAGGCAACCCCTACGAGCGGCACGTCAAAGACAATTGGACTGACGAGGAAGCCCGTTCGCTTTTTGGCAGTCCCGTTCTAGGGAATGTCTACGGCGGAATCGGTGTTTATGCTTGGTCAAAAAGCGGCCAATTCTTTCAGGCCATTCCGCGCAAAATCCACATTGTTTGGATAGGCGATGAACTTAAACGCCCCGATGACTTAATCAAAACGTGGGCTGAAAAAAACCCGGGATGGCAAGTCCACGTCTGGGGCAATGAGGAATTGCATGCAACGGACTGGATAAATAGCGTCCACATCAAGACGTATCTCGAGCAGAAAAAGTACAACGGCGTCGCCGATATGATGCGGTACGAGATCCTGCACGCCCATGGCGGCTTTGCAGTGGATGCGGACAGCGAGTGCGTGAAGCCTCTCGAAGACTGGCTTTTCTGCGGTTCAGCCTGCGCCCCTTGGGAGAATGAAACAGCCAGACCCGGCATGATTGCCGTGGGGTATATGGCCTCGGCACCCGGCCACCCGTTTTTCAAGGCGGTCATCGATGCCATCAAGGATGATCCAACAGTCCCTGATGGACCGGCTTGGATTAAAACTGGACCTGTCATTTTCACAGAAGTTCACAAAAAGCATCCACAAGATTTCCACATCTGGCCCTCGTCTTACTTTATCCCCGAGCATTACACCGGCGTGAAGTACGAAGGCTCTGGGCCTATCTTTGCCCAACAAAAGTGGATGACGACGCTCAACACGTACCGCGAGAACATCAAGGTCGCGGTCTATGCCATTGCCAAAAACGAAGAGAAGCACGTCGAGCGGTTCATCAAATCAGCACAAGGCGCCGACTACATCATCATCGCGGACACCGGCAGCACCGATAGGACGGTCGGGATTGCGAAGGCCTGCGGGGCGACGGTCTACTCCATCAGCATTGATCCATGGCGGTTTGACCATGCCAGAAATGCGGCTCTTGCCTTGGTCCCAAAAGATGCCAAGGTCTGTATCCCCCTTGATTTGGACGAGGTGCTTGAGCCGGGCTGGCGAAAAGTAGTTGAGGAAATGTGGACGCCCGGTACGGGCAGGCTTAGGTATAAGCAAGACTGGAGCGGCGACCATATCTTCTATGGCGAGAAGATCCATGCTCGCAACAACTACGACTGGCGGTACCCGATTCACGAGTACATCATCCCCATCACGCCTGAGAAAATCGTTCGTTATGACGGCGTTTTAATTCGCCATGAGCCCGATATCAACAAGTCCCGGGGGCAGTATTTGCCTCTTTTGGAACAGGCGGTAAAAGAAAATCCGGCTTGCCACCGAATGGCGTACTACCACGCTCGAGAGCTGTTCTACTATGAGAAGTGGCAGGCCTGTATCGATGAAGCACAGAGGTATCTGGCTTTGCCAACTGCTTACTGGGACCACGAGCGAACGCACATGATGCGGATTTTGGGCAAGGCAAACAAAGCTCTTGATCGAGGTTTCGAGTCCCAGAGGTGGTTCCGTAGAGCTTGCGCCGAGATGCCCACAATTCGTGAGCCGTGGTGCGATTTGGCCCAAGCCTGTTACGAATGGGGTCTTTGGATCGAGTGCTATCATGCCTCGATGCATGCTTTGAACATTATGGATCGAGCGTATTTGCATACTTCGGACCCCGCCTGCTGGGGTGCTAAACCCCATGATTTGGCGAGCATCGCTGCGTGGAATTTGGGTTTTAAAGAGATTTCTAGAACCCAAGCCCGGCTGGCGCTTGAAAAGCAGCCAAGTGATGAAAGGCTGCAGAATAACTTGAGAATCGTGCAGGAAGCCTGCTAGTTAGTTATCATCCCCCCAAACATCTGCGTAGAGGGCGGTAATACCCCATGGCTGTCGCGACTACACCGCTGACTTATAACTCGTACGTGACGCAAATTGCGACCTTGGCCGTGGTCGACACCCAGACGGTTGGGGGCATTGTGGAGGGCGTAGATCAGGCATTTAATGACCTGATTCCACAGATGTTGAACTATGCCGAGCTGCGGATTCAGCGCGACCTTGACCTTCTGAACCTGAAGACGTCTCTGCCCATTACCTTCACTACCGGCGTCAACCTCCTGCAGATCAATACGGATGACTTTGTCACTCTGCAAACGGTCAACCTTTCTAGCGGCGGGGTCGGTTATACGCTCCTACCGACGACCGTAGAGTGGCTGCAGAACGTTTATAGCAGCACGGCAACGGCTGCCCGTGGCCGCCCAAAATACTTTGCTATGTACGGCGGAGACAGAAATACCGGCGGCAACACGTCGATCAATATTCTCTTCGGCCCTTACAGCGATGCCAGCTATTCGGGCACCGCGACGGGCACGATTCGCATGCCCTCTCTGGCCAAGAACTCCGCAACACCTGTTCTGGCCGCTACGGCTTCGACCTTTATCAGCTCTTATTTGCCTGACCTTTTGATCATGGCAAGCATGATTTACATCAGCGCCTTCCAGAGAAACTTTGGCCGTCAGTCTGATGACCCGGCTATGGCGCAGAGCTACGAGAGTCAATATCAGGCCTTGTTACGCGGGGCTGTTGTTGAGGAATTCAGAAAGAAATTTGAGTCTGGAGCTTGGACGTCTTATAGCCCCACGCCAACTGCAAATCCCCCGAGATAATTCATGCCTCACGCATCAGTTAAATTAAAACCCGGCGTAGACCAGAACCAAACGCCGGCTTTGAACGAGGCCGGAATATCGGAATCCCAGTTCATTCGATTTATTTATGACCGTACAGGACTTGGTCTTGTTCAAAAACTAGGTGGATGGGTCAAGTTTTACCCCAATTACATGCCCTCTATCACAAGGGCTCTTTGGGCTTGGCAAGATACTGAGGCAAACAAGTACCTTGGCGTTGGTAATCAGAATGAGACCAACACGTACGAAGCAAGTCTTTATGCCATTCGAGACAATGGCCAAAAAGACATCACGCCAACTCGAAACGAAGACAATATTACGCCGGTTGTTGACACGACTGCTGGAAGCTCGATTGTTACCATTACCGATTCCACGCTTCAAAATCAAACAATCTACAACTCGGTCTATGTCGCCACGCCTATCAACATTGGCGGCTTGATCATTTATGGTCTTTATCAGTGTAACCCTGACAACTTCTTGTCTGCCACGGCCTATCACATCCAAGCTCGAGATGCCTTGGGCTCGCCAGTAGCAGCATTAACGACTGACAATACGCCCGTATTGCCAATTTTTGATACAACTTCTGGCGATGAGCAAATTCAAGTTACTTTTCCAGATCATGGCCAAACGGCAGGTAGCACATTCTCTATTGTCACGCCGACGCTTGTCGGCGGAATTTTAATCTTTGGCAATTACGTTGTTATTGAAGTTGTCAGTTCAAGCGTATTTGTCATTGTTGGAGATGTTGAGGCATCTGCAACCGCTACAGCCACGCTTAACGGTGGTCGGGCTCGGTACATCTACAGCTATGGATTAGGCGCTATTCCAGCCGGCACAGGTTATGGCGTTGGCGCATACGGCTCAGGTGGTTATGGCGTCGGAACAGCCATCATCCCGGCAACCGGAGACCCGTTAAATGCCGAGGATTGGACACTTGATAACTGGGGCGAACAGCTCATATCAAATCCAATTGAAGAGCAGATCAATCTGACTGTTACAGGAGTAACAGGATCAGGCTCTGCCGCCACGTTTACTTTCTCTCAGAATTACACGCCCGTTGTCGGCGAGTATGTGGTGATCACAAATGTGGTTCCATCTACTTATAACGGATCGTACTACGTAACTGCTTCATCCTCTGGCAGCCTCACTGTCGCATCAGCCATAACCACGGCCTATGTCAGTGGTGGTGATATCTATGTTTTCAAAACGCCATTTCAGCCTATCTTCAAATGGGACCCGCTGATTGGCCAACCGTTTTCAACCATTCTTTCGAGCGGCCCGACCTATAATGATGGCTCGTTTGTTGCCATGCCGCAAAGGCAAATCGTGTCTTGGGGCTCAACTTTTACAGGCGTACCAGACCCGCTTCTTTTGCGCTGGAGCGATGTCAATAACTACAACACTTGGATTGGTACCGTCACCAATCAAGCCGGTTCGTTCCGGCTTGCCAAGGGGTCAAGGATCGTAGGTTGCTTGCAGGCAGCTCAACAAGCTCTGATCTGGACTGATATCAACCTGTACTCCATGCAGTACATTGGGCCGCCATTCGTTTATTCATTTAACGAGGTGGGCGCCAATTGCGGACTGATTGCAAAGAAGGCTGCCGGCGCTCTTAACGGCGTCTTCTATTGGATGGGTCCTACGCAATTTTTTATGCTCGCAGGAAGTGGCGTGCAAATGGTTTCATGCCCTGTCTGGGACGTTATCTTCCAAGATCTTGATACAAACAACCTTGATAAGATTCGGTGCGCTGTCAACACTCGCTTTGCTGAGGTGACTTGGTATTACCCGACAAAAAGTAATGGCGGAGAAATTAACGCATACGTCAAGTACAACACAGCTTTGCAGGTATGGGATTACGGTTTATTGTCCCGAACGGCATGGATCGATCAGTCTGTCTTTGGTTCGCCGATTGGAGCTGATGGGAACAACACCTACATCTATCAGCACGAAGTTGGCTACAACAATGACACGTCTCCCATGGTCTCGAGCTTCACGACGGGTTACTTTGTCATGAATGAAGCAGACCTGAAGATGTTCATCGACCAGATCTGGCCAGACATGAAGTGGGGTGAATTCAACGGTCCTCAGAACGCCACGATCAATCTGACGTTTAACGTTCTGGACTATGCCGGCGCGACGCCAAAAACTTACGGCCCATTCCCCATGACTCAGTCTGTCGAGTACATCACGCCTCGATTCAGGGGTCGATTGGTGTCGATTACGCTCGAGAGCAATGATGCTGATAGTTTCTGGCGTATCGGTAACATTCGATATCGATTCCAGCAGGACGGTAAATTCTGATGAGTACTTCACTGTCAGATGTTTTGACCGCTCAGAAAAACGGCGTTGTTGGCATCAACAGCATCGCGACGTCGATGAACATTCTGGCTTCTTTGGCCTCTCCCACGAAGATGGGACAGGCAGCTATGACGGCGTCTTATGCAACCATCTACACGGTGCCAAATACGTCAACAGCCATTCTTCGCGATATTGAGATCTGCAATACCACGGCATCGCCCATAGGCATCTACGTATCGGTGGTGCCGGTTAATGGCTCTGCAGCCGCGTCAAATGCAATCTTTTTTAATGCCAACTTGCCGGGCTATAGCACCATGCAATGGACTGGCGCGATCACAATGTCATTTGGAACCACTGTTCAGGTTAAGGGATCGACTACGGGCTGCACGGTCACGGCCTCTGGAGGCTTGATCGCATGAGCACGATTTCGTTATTTCCGCCGATTGGGTCATCTACTTCCACTGCTCAGTACACGCAGTTTGGCGGCCCTACGGTTGATGCTTTTGGAAGGCTTAGAGTAAGCCAGCCTTACACTATTTTTGATAGCAAAAATAGGTTTGCAAAAGACGCTCAATTTTCAGAATCTCTTGCGGGCAGCGCCTCGATTACATACACGGCGGCACAAGCAGCCGTTAATTTGAACGTAACGACAGCTTCCGGCGATTCTGCCGTTCGTCAAAGTTTCCGCGTCATGCCATATCAGCCCGGTAAAGGTCTTTTAATTTTAGCTACCTTTGTCATGGCAACGGCAACAACAAACTTGCGCCAGCGCGTAGGTTATTTCAATGCAGACAATGGCATTTTCTTTCAATTAAATGGAACGACAAAATCATTTGTTGTTAGATCTTCTGTTAGCGGCTCGCCGGTTGATACCAACGCGGCCACACAAGCGAACTGGAATGGCGATAAGTTGGATGGCACGGGGGCAAGCGGACTTACTCTTGATCTTACCAAGTCGCAAATATTCTGGACTGACATTGAATGGCTTGGTGTGGGCAACGTCCGATGCGGTTTCATTATTAATGGCCAGTACATTATTTGCCATACATTTCAGAATGCGAACGTAAACAACACGGTTTACATGACAACTGCCGTTTTGCCTGTTCGATATGAAATCACAACAACAGGGACTATTGGCGGCGCTGCAACACTAAAACAAATTTGCTCCAGTGTTGTTTCTGAAGGTGGATATGAGCAAATTTCTCAACCTCAGGTAGCAAGAAGGTCAACATCTTTAACCGGCCTTGGCACAACATTCGTGCCTTTAATTTCAATTCGCCTTGCCTCGACGGGATACGGTGCCGTTGTTCTTCCTAGAACTCTTAACGTTTTCCCAGACTCTGCGGATGATTTTGAATTTGTTCTTGTTAAAAACCCAACTTTGACAGGCACTCCTTCTTGGAATGCGGTTCCTTCTGACGCAACGGTTGAATTTGATGTAGCCGCTAGCGGGTATACGGGCGGTGATATATGCGAGCAAGGCTATGTTGCGGCCAGCAATCAAGGCTCAGCCCCTATCTCTGAAATACTGGCTTACAACTGGGATTTGCAGTTGGGCGTTTCATTGGCACCTGCCAGTGATATCTATACTCTTGGCATTAGAACCCTTAGTGGGACCGGTGACGCCATTGGCGCAATCACTTATTGGAACTTGACGGTGTAATCATGCCCCTTAAAAAAGGAAGCTCACAAAAAACCATCAGCTCCAACATCAGTGAAATGATGCATGCTGGCCACCCGCAGAAGCAGGCCATCGCTGCCGCTTTAAATACGGCACGTAAAGCGAAAGCTTTGGGCGGTTATGAAGTCGAGACGACGACATCCGGCGGTCTGTATCAGCCTGCAAAGAAGATGAAAGAGCCGCCTTCGCCTAAGGTCAAGGCGCCTGTGACCAAGCTGCACACTGGCCCGATCCATAGTCATGTTGCCGGTCGGACAGATCATCTCCCCATGCATGTTCCGAGTGGCTCCTATGTAATTCCCGCCGACATTGTCAGCGCCATGGGCGAAGGCAACACAATGGCCGGATTCAAGCAGATGAAAATCATCTTCGGGGGCACGCCGTACTCTGGCCCGACGAGCGTTAAGATGGGTGGCGGCCCTTATGGCTCCAATCTGCCCGGTAAGGCTAATGGCGGTGAGTCAGAATCGGTCCCCATCGTTGCGGCTGGCGGCGAATATGTTGTATCACCCGAGCAAGTTCGCATGGTTGGCGAGGGCGATCTCGAACTTGGCCATCGCGTGCTAGATGAATTTGTGAAGAGCTATCGAAAGAAAACTATTAAGACACTTCAGAAACTACCCGGACCTAAAAAGGATTGAATATGGAAGACATTCTTAAAAACATTAAAGTTGATGCTGAAGGCTTGCGCATTCGCGCTGGTCGACCTGAGGATCTTGATGAGATCATGCAAATTGCCACGCTGGCTTGTGATGAGAACGGTTTTTTAAATCCTAATCCGCAAAAACTAGCGGCAGAAATTTACCCGGCCTTGTGCTTTAACTACGGCATCGTAGGTTTGATCGGCAAGCCCAACGATAAAATTGAAGGCGTGGTCCTTCTCAGGATCGGCACCATGTGGTACGCCGACGATTATGTCGTTGAAGAAAAGGCCATCTTCATACACCCTGATTTTAGAAACGCAAAGGGTGGTCGAGGGCGTAAACTTTGCGAATTCAGCAAGCGAGTTGCTGACACGCTTGGAATACCGCTTATCATTGGTGTATTGTCGAACAGCCGCACCGAGGCCAAAGTTCGAATGTATGAGCGCCAGTTTGGTAAACCAAGCGGTGCTTTCTTCCTGTATGGGGCGAAGACCGGGAAGGAAAACAGACGGGAGCACTGATTCATGGGCGGCAAAAGTTCAACTTCAACCCAAACAGTCCAGATCCCACCAGAGGTTCTGGCTCGATATAACGCGGTCAATGCGCGTGCCGAGCAAACTGCAAACATTCCGTTTCAGCCTTACTCGTATGACCCGTCCGCTTTTGTCGCCCCTCTCACGCCGACTCAACAAGCCGGCATTTATAACGTCAATCAAGCCTCTGGGCTTGCTCAGCCTTATTTCACTGGCGCGCAGTATCAGCTCGCCGGCGCCCAACAAGCCGCCATGCCCTTTTACATGGCCGGCGCTCAGAATATTGGCTATGGGCAAGACATTGGCGCTGCTCTCGGCACGCAAGCCGGGCAAGCCTTTGGCGGCGCATATGGCTCCGCACAACCTGCTCAGCAGGCCGCCCTTGGGCTTACTGGGGGTGCCGCAGGGGCAGTAAGGCCCGGTGAATTAGGCGGCGCTCAAATCGGGCAATACATGAACCCGTATCTCGGCGCGGTTGCCGGGAGCACGCTGGATCTTATGCGGCGAGAGTCCGAGCAGGCTCAAATGGGTCAGCTTGGAAATGCCATTCGCTCGGGCGCCTTTGGTGGCGACCGGGCAGGCATTGCTGCCGCCAATCTTGCCCGAGAGCAGGAGCTGGCCCGGGGCAGCACCCTTTCGAATCTTTTCAGTGGCGGCTACCAGCAGGCCCTGCAAACGGCTCAGCAGCAGCAACAGCTCGGCCTTGGTGCCGAGCAGGCAAACCGTGCAGCCCAATTGGCGGCAGCCGGTCAGCTCGGAAATCTTGCCCAACAGCAATTTGGTATGGGCTTGGGGCTTGGTCAGGCCTATCAGGGCCTCGGCCAGCAGCAGTATCAGCAGGCCTTGCAGGCCGCGCAGGCTCAGCAGGGGCTCGGGCAGGGCCTCTATGGCATGGGGGCTGGCACGGCCCAGCAGCTTGCCGCGCTCGGCACAGGGGCTCAGGGAGCCGCTCTACAGGGCGCTCAAGCTCAGCTCGGCGCCGGTCAGGCCGCTCAGCAGACGCAGCAGGCTGGCTTGCAGGCGCTCTACAACCAATACCTGCAGCAGCTCTCTTACCCGTTCCAAGTGGCTCAGTTCCTTGGAAACATCGCTATGGGTACGGGTTCTCTGTCCGGCTCGACGACAACGACCAAGCAGCCGGGCGGTTTCTTCTCCGACAGACGCCTCAAGGAAGACGTCCGCGAGGTCGGCAAGACCAACGACGGTCAACCCATCTACGCCTACAAGTACAAGGGCGAGCCGCGCACGCAGCTCGGCCTCATGGCGCAAGACGTCGAGAAGGTCAAACCGGAAGCGGTCGGCGAGGTCGGCGGCTACAAGACGGTCGATTACGAAAAGGCCACCGAAGATGCCGCTCGCAAGCGCGCCTTGGGCGGTCCTGCTGACCCCCAAGAGGAAGAGCGAAAGCGAAAGGCTGAAGCGGCGGTTGCTGAGGCTTCAAAGCCTGTCGCTGCGGCGCCTGTCGGGGCTGCCAAAGTCGACCTGCCGAAGCAAGGTGGCGGAATTGATATCCCGCAAGAGAACAAGGCACCGCCGAAATTGGATGCGCCCGAAGGCGTGTCAGCAAAAGATCCAACCCTTGAGCAGGCTTCGCAGATTGCATCAATCGTAGCCACGATTGCCATGCTGTCGGATCGCCGTGCAAAGAAAGACGTGCATAAGGTTGGCGAGCTATATGACGGGCAGCCCGTCTACAGCTTTAAGTACAAAGAATCTGTCGGCAAGGCTTTGGGCGGCGCCATGGGTGGCGCTGTTGATTCGGCTGATGCTTATCAGGGCTTCCAGCAAGGCGGCAGCCCGGGCTTTGCTGGCCCGAGTGATATGGCCGCTTTGCTCGCCGCTCAGGCTCAGATGTTTGGCCCCTATTCTCAGGCGGGACTTTATGGCGGAGCCCCCGGCGGGTTACCCGGCGGTGGTGGCAGCTATGTCCCGCAAGGTTCGTTGCCTGTTTCGTCTCTCACGACTGCGGGTTCGTTGCCCGAAGCGCCAAGCGTTCTCGATTCGCTCGAGCAAGCCGCCAAAATTGGCGAGACTGGATCTAACGTTTATAAAAAGTACCAAGAGTATCAAGAGAGAAAGCGGAAGCGTGAAGCTGAAGCCCCAACTCCAACTTCATCAACCGTTGGCCCGAGAATGGCTGCCGGCGGTGAGGCCATGCCTTATGGCGGCGGTAAAGGTGCGAAGTTAAATATCCCTACCAGCGCGCAAAGTTTTACGCTGGCCACGCCCGGTAAGCTTGCTGAAAAAGAGTCCGGTCTTGATGAGCTCGAGAAGATTTTGGATCTTGCTGCAAAAGCTTCGTCAATCGGCGACAGTAAAAAGAAAGCCGCCGGCGGCACTGCTGGTCGCGAAGGCTTTCAAGATGGCGGCACAAAGAAAAAGGGCGGCCTGTTCTCTGAAATCCTTCAAGACATCCAAGACTATGCCGGCTATGGGGTGACGCCAGAAAGCGCGGCAGCCCAGCGCCAGAGGTTAGCTCAGCGCGATAGAACTGGCGCGACCGGAAGCTTTGAAGGGGCGCCAGATCCGGTGAAACAACCTGATCGTCCTCCTGTCCGTCCGCGTCCGGCGGCGTCCAATACGCCAGCGGCGGACGCAGTTGCAGCGGCAGTGAGCGCACCGCCTGCGGCGGCTCCTGCGGCGGCTCCGCGCCCGGGCCTTGATATCTCTGCGCCAACAATGATGGGCGCTGGCGCTCTCGATTCAAGTCTTTTGCAAGCGCCAAACATTCGCATGCCGACTCGTGGCCAGAAAATTACTGAGGCTATCAGCGGCGCTCGCGAAAGTCTGAGTAAGCCCGAGAATCTAATTCCGCTTCTCAGCGGCATTGCAGCCATGGGCACGGCGCCGACTTATAGCCTTGGCGTAGCACTTGCTGCCGGCCTTGGTGCTGGTACGAAGTCTTACACCGATATCCGCAAACAATTGGCGGACATTGAAAAGACGAAGACGGACACGCAACAGACTCGCGTGCTCACGGCTGCCGAAGCGCAGACGATCCCGCAGAATGCGATCTTTGTTCGCGCTGGCCTCACGTACGTTGTGCTCGCCGATGGCAAGACCGTTACGCTCTCTGAGTGGCACAATATGGGCAAGCCGCCAACAGCAGGCGCTGCGCAAGCTGGCGAAATCATCAAAAATTTGCCGGGCGCAACTCCTGTATCTGGCGCCAGTGTGCCCGCAGCAACGACGCCTGCGGCGCCGCAAGAACCTGCCGTTCCGGGTCGTCCGTCTTCTGCCGAGGGCGACAAAGCGGTCGGTGAGTACAAGTGGAATCCGACAATTTCCGAGGCCAATATGGCCAAGGCGCGTGCGGATTCTGATGCGCTGCTCTCGATGCCGGAGACTCAGCGCAATGCATTTATCGCAAAATCGATTGCAGATGAAGAAGCCATCAATGCAGCCGCAATCTCTGCGGCAGAATCTGGAACAAGCCTGAACCAACTCGCAAGACAACTTGCGGGATTAGAGGGAGGATTTGTCGGGGCGGGCCCTTTGAACTCACTTAGAACGACTTTGATAGCTAGAATCAACGATATCCAACAGTCACTTGGAGTTCCGCAAGAGTATAGACTTTTGCCCTCTGACGTCGACAAGTCCATCATTGCGCAAAAGCTCTCGACGGCGATGCAATTCGAGGGCGTTCAGGCCGCAGGGCAAAGGGCATTTCAGGCTCTCAATCAAATTGCCGCAGCGACTCCGGGCGCAGGCATGCCGAGAGATGCCGCGCTTGAGATCATGGCCAACATGTACATCGACAAGCAAAAAGCTCTCGATCAGGCCCGTTATCTTGAAGACTACAAGGAACTTGCTTCGATGCCGGGCATGTACAAGTCGGCTCAGGCTCGATTGGCATTTAGAACGGACTACAACGATCAGTTCTATGAGAGGCAACGGCAACGTCTGAATCAAATTTTGAAAACTGGAAAGAACAAAACAACTGGCGCAACTTTGATTGACGACATAATCGATGGCAAAGTTGATCCGGCGGAGCTGGATAAAGAACTCGGCATGCCGGGATTCACGCGGTTCTTCTTTAACAGGTAACCCGCCATGGCAGAAAGCATCCTTGCCAATTACGGGATAACCCCGACAGGGGAGCCTCAAGCCCCTACACCGAAAGCGCCTGAGGCAGAAACCTCGCGTGCAGGCAGTATCTTGGCGCAGTATGGCGCGGCAAGAGAGACGTCGGCTGCGGCGCCTCGTCGCCCTCGTCGATACGAGACACCTGAGTCAAAAAAGGCGCCTCCCGCTCCTACCCCGGGAGCGCCGCCCGCCCCTCGTAAACCGCCCCCGGGGACTATTGAAGACGTCGCCAAATCGGCTGGTTCAGGTCTTGCCATGGGCTTACTTGCAGATTTGCCGGGGCTTCCCGGCAGCATAGGCCAACTTGTCGATATCGGATCACTCAAAGCCAGAGAAGCAATCGCTCGTGCCAAAGAAGGCTTTGGTCTTGCTGAAAAAGGATCGGCAGAAAAAGCCATTGCCTTGGCAAGACAAGAGGCCATGAAAGGCAAATCTGCAGCAGAAATTGCTGGAGATGTGAACAAGATTTTTGGCATTACTCTTCCCACTGGGCAGGGTATAGAAAAAGTGGTTCGCTCTGTGGCGCCTGAATTGTCTTATGCGCCTGAAACGACAGCAGGAAAACTTGTTGGCGCGGGATTCCGAGCGGTGCCAAGCGGTATTGGTACTGGAGGCGCGGGTTTACTCACGCGACTCGGAATTGCAGGCACGTCAGGCGTGCTTGCTGAAGGCGCAGGTCAACTGACCGAAGGCACTGAATACGAAACGCCTGCTCGAATTTTGGGCTCTCTCCTCGGACCTGCAGGGTTCAAGGCTGCCAAGGGCAGCATTCAATTCGTGACCGGCCCCGGCAAGGGGCAGATTGAGCAGGAACTTCTCACAGCCATTGCTCGTGACGTTGCAAATGGCTCGTCAAAGATGAATCCCGAGCAGTTGAAAAAAGCTATTGAGTCTGGCGCATCGCCGGGCCTTTTCAACATGGCGGGAAATGAAACGAGAAAACTCATCTCGAAGTACGGCTTTGCGACGCCAGAGTCTCAGCAGCTTCTTGAAGAACTTAATAGCAAAGTTGCCGACCAAGCGGCCAGAGCAAATACGGCAATGAGGCAGCATATCGGAAGCACGCTCGGCGTGACCGATGATGCATTTGACATACAGCAGGCTATTCGCTCTTCCAACGAAAACGAAATCAACCGCCTGTACAAGGCTCTTGAAACAGACCCGGCAGCTCGCGATGTATTTAGCGTTGAGCTGAGTACCCTTGTAAAAAGCGGCGCATTGAAAGATTTCATGACCAATGCTCGGGATCTTGCCAAGAATCCCAAGTCACGAATCATCGCCCCGACGAGAACGAGCTCGGGAAACATTTTCTTCTGGGATCAGGTCAAACGAGATCTTGATGACGCTATCAATGAAGCGTACAGACAAGGCAAATCAAATAAAGCCATCGACCTGAAAAATTTACGTAAGCAGGTGGTTGACGAACTCGATACTACCGTTCCGAATTATCAGCGCGCCCGAGATGCCGCGTCTGAATCTTTAGGCGCACAAAATGCCGTTGAAGCGGGATATGGCGCCCTGCGAAGTGCTGGAACGACGTTCAAAGCTGGTCCGTTGATCACGGCTTTCAACAGATATTCGCCGGAACGAAAAGATATGTTTCGGCAAGGTTTGGCTGCACAACTTGCAGAAATCGCAGAAAAGAGCGGCCCGGACGACATTCTTCGGCTTATCAAAGATCCGAATAGAAGCAAGATCCTACAAACCGCGTTGGGGCAAGCGGAACTGGATTCAATTCTAGGCCGCGCCGCTTCTGAATCTGTTTTGAAAAGAACAAGAGCTTACGGCGCGCATTTGGATGACCCGTCAGTTCAAGAGCAATTCATCAAGGGTCAAGTTGCATTTGAAATGGGCCCTGCCATGTTGGCTGCAGTGAGGGGTGATTTTGGTCCGATGGTGAATATCCTCGCGACTAAAGCCCAGCAAGCAGTGACAACCGGTGTTCAAACAAGAAATTACCGAAAAACAGCCAACGAAATGCTGAGCTTGATCGGGACGGACGACCCCGAAAAGTTGAAGCGTCTTGGCGAAATCATTCGCAAGGTCCCTGCTGCCCCGGGCATTCTCGGAAGCACCATGGACCTGATGCGGAATTCGCTGGTGCGCGCTTCGATTGGCACGCCACCTTCGCAGGAAGTCACGGCTCCGGGTGCCACTCTCACTGAGGGTTCGGTCGGCATGGAACCGAAGCAGCTTCCAGCTTCTGAGGTTTTTGATCGAATGTTGCAAGTTGAAAGTGGGAAGCAGCAGTTCGACAAGCAGGGCAATGTTATAACTTCTTCGGCTGGCGCTTTGGGCATTGCTCAAGTCATGCCGGGAACTGCGCCAGAAGCAGCAAAACTAGCCGGCTTGCCCTACGACCCACAGCGTTTGAGGAGCGATCCGGCGTACAACGAGGCTTTAGGCCGCGCTTACTTCGAAGACATGCTCAGGCAATTCGAAGACCCGGTTATTGCAGCAGCCGCTTACAATGCAGGCCCCGGCGCGGTGCGGCGCGCATTGAACGCAGCTCGAGAAAGCGGCGAGAGTTTTGCCAATTTCTTGCCTGAGGAAACACAAAACTACATTTTGAAAATTTTCGGCAGGCCCGCATCTCGAGCTGGCGGCAGAATTGCGCGTGCGACTGGCGGTAAGATAGGCGGATCAGTAGAAAGTTTGCTGAATAAGCTGATGGTTGCTACTGAAGATGCCAAGAAGCGCAGCAATTCAAAGACGGAGGACCTCTTAGGGGTTCACGATGATCACATTGCAAAGGCACTTGAAGTAGCTGATAAAGCGATTTAGGAGTAATCATGGCCAGTACTTTTACAACTAACAAACTTATCGAAAAGCCGGCAAATGGCGATTACGTCAATACGTGGGATCAGCCAGTCAATACTGACTTTGATATTATCGATACGGCATTTGGCGGTACGACCAACATCAATGCGGTGGGCGCGAGTGGCACGGTTACCTTATCGGACTCGCAGTACCGCCCTCCCAATATCATCATCGCTGGTCTTTTAAGCGCAAACGTCAATTATCAATTGCCCTCTGGCAAGGGTGGCGTTTGGTCCATCTACAACAACACGACGGGTAACTTTACGGTCACCTTCTCGTCTGCTGGCGGTGGCACATCGCTGCTTTTGCGCCAAGGCTATCGGTCTCAGGTCATCAGTGATGGCACGAACATTTCGTACTCGTCGACCAACTCGCTACCGGGCGGAAGCAATACGCAAGTTCAATACAACGACAACGGCGTATTGGCTGGGTCGGCAAACTTTACCTTTGACGGTACGTACGTCGGCACTCGAGGCCTGACGTTTGTAGGCGCCACCAGCGGGTTCTTTGGGCTGATCCCAGCCGCAGTTTCGGACAGCACGGTATATACGTGGCCCGGATCTGACGGCGCTGCGGGCTACGTGCTTGCGACAGATGGCAGTGGCAATCTGTCTTGGGCTGTCGGCGGTGGTGGTGGTGGTGGTGTAGCGTCTTTCTCTGGCGGCACTACAGGCCTCACGCCTGCAACTGCATCGACCGGCATTATTACGCTCGCAGGCACGCTCACCGAAGCGAATGGCGGTACTGGCGAAACGACTTATACCAACGGCCAGATCCTAATCGGTAACGCTGCAGGCGGCCTCACGAAGGCCACACTGACTGCAGGAACGAACGTCACCATCACAAATGGTGATGGCTCCATCACGATCAACTCTTCTGGTGGTGGCGGAGGATCTGATTTTCTGAATTGGGACGGAGCTTTCAGCAGCGCAATTGTTACGGCCTCCACCGCTGCGCCTTCTGGAGGCAATGACGGTGACGTTTGGTTCAGGTATTAAATGTGCGAGGTATACGTAAAAGTCGCTGGTAACTGGGAACAAGTCAACGAAATCTACGTAAAAGTTGGCGGGACTTGGCAGTTACTTACAGAGGCTTGGCACAAGGTAGACGGTGCTTGGCGAATATTTTGGCAGCCGAATGGTTTTGTGCCATTCACTCAGATGTTGTACGAGCCTAATCAAGACCCTGCTGATTATGGAATTATTGGAAGAGTTTATGCCCCGTGCGGCGCGACTTCATTGACAGTTTATGGATGGGGCGCTGGCGGAGCGGGCGGCTGTAAAGATGCGTCCTCTGGAACAAATCTTTTAGCTGGATCTGGCGGTGGCGCTCAGTACAACATTGAGGGCCCTTATCCAGTTACCCCGCTTCAAGAATATGTTTTTTACTTGGGCGGACCTTCTTCATTTGGTGTTTTAAATCCTCCAAATCCAACTCATGCGGTTTTTGTATTTGACGAATGGGGTTCCGGTAACAGAGGAGATCCCGCAGGTATTTCTACACTGTTCGGCGCAACTCCTTATTTTGATTTTCTCGCTCAAGGCGGCGAGGGCGGAACAACCGTATGGGACAATGTTGGCGGTGATGTTCTTTTTGACCCGGGCAATCCGGGGAATGGAGGTCCTGCTGTGGCGGGTCCTGCAAGTGGCGTCGGCGGAACAGCCGGTGGTCCGGGCGGTGGAGCCGGTGGTCAATCGATTGGCAATATTCCTCCGCAATTCCCCGGAGGAGGTGGCGCAGGCGGATACAATGGCGCGCCGGGTCAGGCTGGAATCAGTGCCGTTTTATACCTTAGCTGGTCATAAGCTATGACTGTATTTGTAAAAGTTGGCGGTGTTTGGCAAACAGTAAACGAGGTTTACGTCAAACGAAACGGCGTATGGGCGCAGCCAAAAACTGCTTGGTTTGTAAATGAATTTTACACCACACAACCTCAAAATTTAGTTAGTGGAGGTTCTTTTGGAATAACCTTTTCTGGGGGTACTTGGGGGGCAGCAAATGCCTTTTGGTGGAATGGTGTTGAGGCAGACAAGCCTTACGATACGGACCTTTTTCTTGATGCTACATATTCTGTCGGTACACAACTTTTTTACCAAAGTCCGCCAGATTTTCCATTGGGGGCTGTTGGGAAAATAAGTGTTCCATACACATGCAATAGAATGGCTTTTACTATGTATGGGCAAGGAGGCGCCGGAGCGGCGTCAACGACTAATTTTGCCGCTGGAGCCGGAGGAAGCGCGGCAAGTTTTGTTGGAAATAAAACTTTTATACCCGGCGGAATTGTTGTCAATGAATTTGACGAATTTTCTTTAACAATAACGCCAGAAAATGACACGACAACAAGTGGTGATGGTGCGGATGGGTCGAGCTTCACATTTAGTTGGCCCGGAAATACAATTACCGTAGGCGGCGGGAAAGGCGGTCTCGCTAATGGAACTAATGGTGCTGGAGGCGTCGTATCAGGAAGCGGCCCAGTGTGGGCCACTTATTCATTAAATCCCCTTGCTGCTAGAAACGGAAACCCGGGTGTCACTAATGTTTATGGGATCAATCAAGGCGGATCTCAACTTTATTATCAGGGTTTCTCTAATCCCCAATCTAGAGATGGGGGAGTATTATTTGGACGATTTGGGGCTGCCGGATTTACTTATGCTTTTGATCCCGAGTCGAGTGCCGGAGGCGGGGGTGGGTACAACAGTTGGGGTCAAAAAGGCGGCGTAGGCGCTTTTTTCGTACAGTTTTGGAGAGCATAGCCATGGCATTCGATCCTGTATCCGCAGCACTCGACATCGGCTCAAAGCTCATTGACCGCCTTTGGCCAGATCCCGCCCAGCGCGATCAGGCGAAGCTTGAGCTACTCAAGATGCAGCAAACTGGCGCGCTTGCAGAACTCGCCGCGCAAACTGAATTGCGCAAAGGCGCTGCCGAAATTGTTAAGGCCGAGGCGGCCTCGGAAAATTGGCTTGCATCAAGTTGGCGACCTATCACCATGCTGACGTTTGTTTTTTTGATTGTAGCTCGATGGTTTGGATGGGCGGCGCCAAACATTTCGCAGCAAGAGTACTTGGCCCTTTGGGATATCGTCCAGCTTGGCCTTGGCGGTTACGTCATCGGCCGAAGCGCAGAAAAGATTCTGCCATCAGTAGCTGAGGTATTCAAAAAGTGAAAGAGAATTTTGATCTTTGCCTTGCCGAAGTCCTCAAACATGAAGGCGGCTTCGTCAATCATCCCAAAGACCCGGGCGGCATGACCAATCTCGGCGTCACGAAGCGCGTGTGGGAAACATGGGTTAAGCGCGAAGTGACTGAAAAAGAAATGCGAGATCTCACGCCAGATCTTGTGCGCCCGTTGTACAAAGAATGGTACTGGGACAAATGCCGATGTGACGAATTGCCGGCGGGCGTCGACCTTTCTGTTTTTGATTTTGCCGTGAACGCTGGCGTCAAAAGATCGACCATCATTTTACAAAAAGTCGCGGGCGTCAAAGAAGATGGGATTTTTGGCCCCGGCACAATGAAGGCGGTTATGGCCACCGAGCCTGAGCGATTTATAATTGCTTATTTTCAATTTCGACTTGATTTTTATAAACAACTAAAAAACTTTGAAACTTTTGGTAAGGGTTGGCATCGACGCGCTGTTTACGTCGCCCATTCTGCAAAAAGAATGTATGCGAAAAGCATTTCAAAAGACTCTACGGGTTCAACACCTTCACCTTCCCAATAACGCTCGATGACAAAGCAATCGGGCCGACGCTGTAGTAATTGCCTGAGTTGTTGTCCCGGTAGATTTCATCGACGATGATGATTCCGTCATCGATCAGCACAGAGATGAGGGCCTCGAGCGTTTTTGCTGGATGGTCGCCGATGATCTGATGAACCGGATTGCCCGCTTTCGATGGCATGTTCAGTGTGAATATATACCTCATGACCTTCCCTTAAAGGGATGGGGGCGGTCCCTCTCCGCCCCCTCCCGACCTGTTATCCGAAATCCTCAGCGTCACCCGCAGCGGATGGCGCAGAGACCTGAGTCGATCCCGTAGCCGGAGGGCCGCCAGAGGGCGCAGGGGCCGCCACCGGGGCTGGATTCTTCGGCTTATAGACCAAGTCCGCAGGACGTGCGACCCAGCCGACAATCTCGAAGACCGGCGAGTAGTTCGTCGACTTGCGAGCGCCCTCACCCGTGGTGATGGCCACGGTGTCTTTGAGGGTCACCACGGGCAGTTTACCGGCATTTGCCGCTGCGCCAGCGGTATAAGCCGAGTGCAGCTCGTCAATACCACGAAGGAATGCACGAGCGGTCGACGCGAGCTCGCGAAGATCGCCACCAAGCTCCTTGCCCAGCTTCACCAACAAGCGCACACCGGGCTTGTGTTTTTCGCTCGGACGGTCAGGCTGCTTCTGGCCGAAGCGAACCACCTGAAAGTCAGGCGCGCTGCCGGTATCGAAGTTGATGTATCCGACTTCGATGTTCTCGAAATCAAATACCGCCTTGAAGCTGCGGCTGATGTCGACAATGTTGTCTTCACCATTCACGCGGTCGCGGCGAAACATGCGGCCAGACCGACAATCAAACTTGATGATCGGGATGATCTCGCCACCAGAGCCGCCTTCAGAAAAGTTAAAACCAAGTGCCATTTTCAATTACCTCTTACAAGATGCCGCGATATAGCTCGCAGCTTGCTTTCCTGCTTATGCAGAAACTTAGACGCCCCACACGTCAAACGCGGCCTTGCGCGTCAACGGGTCGGCAAAATAAAAGCTGTCGACGTCAGGCACCACGAGCGATGCAAGCTCCCCCGGGTCCTTCGTGATCGACAAGAATTTTTGGATCGAAAGACCAATTTGCAGCAGTGCCTTGACGTGCGCAGAAGGGTTCTCGAGTCGGTAAATCGCATGCTTTTTCGGCGTTACATAAGCGATCTGCGGGTCGGATTCTCCGCCGCGAGCAGCATGATACAGCGCCAATTGCCGCGCATGAGCATTGCTGATTTCGCTATGCAGTGCATGCGTGGTCTTCAAGTCGATCAAGATCTTGCGCTGGCCATTGTCCCATTCAAAATCATAGTACCCAATGAAAGGCACGGCGAGGCCATTGATCTCGTATCGAATCTCGCCCTGCATCGATGAGGGCACGCCATATGGGCGAAGTGCCTGCAGGCCCTGCTTCACCATGTCGGGTACGGAAGTCCGCTCTTTCTCAAGACGCGAATCGCCGGAGAGCGCAGTCAGCAATTTGAATTTATCGAGCGCGATGCCGGCGCATTGCAACGGATCGAGCGAGTGATCTTTCAAGCCAGCCGAAATGCCGTCTTCGACGGCGGTCCCACGATGAGCCGCAGCGCCGACGACGTTCGGTCGCTTCAAAACCTTCGTTAGTACAAACATCGCTGGAGATGAAGCGAACATGTTGCAAGTCGACGCGGACAAATGCTCAATTTCGTGAGATTCAAAAGGATTCATAAAATAGCCTTCATTGAATAAATTAAGGCGGGATCGTAACGGAAAAAAGGGGCGGTGTGAAGTCCCGCCCTCGATCCCCCCTTATCCCCCCGACGCTCTCCCCTTAATCTAGTCGATTGTCCGCGTAGGCATCGATCCCATGGTTGCGCAAGACTTGGGCGAATGCAGAGGCATATGCCGACTTGCGGTCATACGATTGCTCGTAATCGCTCACCCAAAGGTGCAAGCCACCGGAGTAAGCCTTTCGGGCAAGCTTGTTTTTGAGGGCCCATCGACCGAAGCTGGTGTTACCTTTGAAACCCACCCAAGCAAAGCCGCACATGCCCTCAGGGACGTGCCAAACCTGCTTGTCACCCACAACCATCATGGGCTCTGGCACCACCTTCGTCGCGGCCTCGTGGCCAGCCTTATGAGCCACGTCAAAGATCATACGATTGAATTCATTGCTCATTTCAGTTCTCCTCAGAATTGTCGACGATGATGCCTTCGGCCAGCAGATGCTGAGCGGTGCGACCAAAAAAGCCCTGAAGCTGGTAGGCGAGGCGGGTATCGTGCAGATACTGCCAAGCCTCGATAACTTGCTCCTCAGACTCGGCTTCGATAAAGCCTTCAGCCAAACCTACAGCGGTATATGAATCCATAAAAAATCTCCTCAATCAGTTGGTAGAGGAAGTGTCACTCCTTTTCCCGTTTTCCAATGTCTGCTCCCGCACGTTCGGCTCAGGTTTTTCAACTTTAGGCGGTACCGTGGCGGCCATCAGGGGCGGCGTCGAAAGCACGTACCGAAGCAGTTTCTCTGACGCGCCATCTGCAGCAGCCCTGTTGCCAAGGATCGCAGCGACGTAAAACTCACGAGCAAAAGCGTCAGCTCGAGGGTCCGGCGGTTGATAATGAAAGCACGGCACGTCCAAAGAATGCACGACACCGAGGGTTTCAGGTTTTCCACAAATACACATGATCAATCATCCTCCTCTTCACAGTATTCAGCGAATTGTCTGAGCGCAGCGGCTCTCTTGCATTGTTCCTCAAAAACTTTGGCCTCGAGCCTTCTAATCTCTTCGGCAAAAAACTGAGCCTCATCGATCAGCCCGTTCACCCGCAAGACTCGAAGGGCCTTTTGAACAGTTAGTTGCTCTCCCAAATCTGTATCTGGAACTCCCATAATGATCTCCTATGAATTGCATTTATAACTATAATTAACGCTCACTTCTCCGCACTCGCAAGCTTTGACGGTCTTGCGTCCAAACTCAGAACCGGCCACGAAAGCCTCGTAAATCTTGAACCAGACATCGTTGCCCCTGTGGGCAAATTTGTCTGCGTAATTTGACGCGGCCTCATCAAGTCTTTGATGGGCCTCCTTCTCTGCATCTGTCTGTTGCATTTTCAAATCTCCTGAATTTTTAACAGTCTCTTCCCACTGGCGCTGCTCTTCAAGCTGTTGTTGCTGGTCCCAGCCCGGACCTTGATCTTCGATTTCCATTAGCGTCTATTCCACCAGCGAACAACTTTCTCATCGAGCTCATTTCCTACGGCTTCCCATCCTAAGGCCGCAGCACGAATCAGCATGCCGATAAGCCCAATCATGGCGCCTAGCACAGCGGCAATTATGATTCCCGCTTCGCTCCCTCCTAAAAAAAAGACAACAATCGCGAACCAAGCGGCAGCACCGCCAACATATTTAATAAATTTTTTCATCACCATTCCACATCCCAACAAGCAAAATCAAGCAAAAGGCCTATCGGTACTGCAGGGAAAAGCCATATCGCAGCAAAACCGGGGTGCGGTGCAAACATAAAAATCAAGAACCCTATGATGAGGGCTAAGCCTGTGAATCGAAACATCAGTAGTCCCTCGCTTCTTTGATACACCGAGCGACATGAGCGGCGCAGGCGTAATTAATTTCTTTGACGTCCGCCTCAGTCAAATCCTCGATCTTGACCTTGACGAGCAGGGGCACGTAATCGCTACGTCTGAAAGCGTCGCTCTGATCGCCCTCGGGGTAGTGACCAAGAACCCAAATCTCGTTGAGATCGTACGAATCGCAGTTACCAAAGGTGCTCGGATAGTGCGTGAACTCGATCTCGACTTCGAGAATCATCCCGAAGCGGTACACCTGAGTGGTGCAGGACATCTCAAACTCACCGAGGTCTGCAGCCATCGCATCGCGATTACGGATGAAATCGATACCTTTCATAAAAAATCTCCTGTAGTAGATGATGCAATCATGACTTGTATAGAATCGAATACGAGTGCGGTAGCGCACGAATTCTGCATAGGTATTGGTCTAAAGTTCGAATCGTAGTTTAAGCCTTTCTGAGGACGCAAACATGATTCACGTACGACACACGCACAACGATATCGAACACCCAGACGCCTACGACAAGGCGGTTCGTAACTACATCAAGGCGAATGCCGCCAAGACTCGTCAAAAGAACTGGTTTGCTGCGCACCCGGACGCTCAGCGCCTGCGGGACTGGCTGTACGGCGACGGCGAGTTCGAAAGCCGCTTTTCCTGCGGTCTCGCCTCGAGCGATTGGCGTGACCACCGCTGCGCCGAGATGGATCGCTGCTGCAGCAAGGGCGCCATCGCGCATCCTGCCTGCCGTGGCATTTTCGCCGGCGACTACGGCAGCTTCCTGCTCAAGCTTCGCGAGGCTCTCGAGGAATGGGGCGGTCTCACCGACAAGCAGACCGAGGCCCTGCGCAAGGCCCTCGCCCGTGCCGAAGAACGCATCGCCAAGGCCGCCCAGCGTCGCGAAGAGAAGCTCGAGGCCGACCGTGCTGGCAGCACCCACGTCGGTGCCGTTGGCGAGCGTCGCGAGTTCTCCGTGCTCTGTGAGCGGTCTTTCTCGTTCGAGGGCGTGTACGGCGTCAGCCACATCAACATCTGCCGCGATGAGGCGGCCAACGTGATCGTCTACAAGGGTAGCCACGGCCTCGAGAAGGGCTGGCGATACGTCATCAAGGCGACGGTCAAGGCCCATGATGAGCGCGAGGGCGTGAAGCAGACCATCATCGCCCGACCCAAGATCCTGAGCGAGAAGGAGTCTGACCTTTGAGTTATGTGCGGTAGTAGACGAGCGCCCCGGTAACCCCGGGGTAGCCTATCACCGTCAAGTTCATTTTATTTATTAGGAGATTGTCATGAATTACGCTAACCATATCGGCTACTCGGACGTGAACCCCTTCGAGATCGTGCGTCGCATCAGTGACAAGACGGTCGAGATCCGCGCCATGAATGCCGAGCGCGACCCCAATTGGAAGCCTGACTTCGTCCCCGGCGGCTTTTGCGGCACGGTGATCAACCAGAGTCAGCAACGTTGGCTCATCAACAGCAACCCCGATGGTCGCGTGTTCCGCATTCGTCTCGGCAAGCGGGGCTGGAAGGACTCGAGCGGCTCGCGCTACGTGCTTGCCGATCAGCCTCAAAAGTTTTACGACTATAATTTTTAATCGGAGGCATCATGAAATCCATCAAGTTGCCGCAGCGCAAGCGTTTTGAGGGCTTCGACTACGCCAAGGGTCAAACCTTGGCCATGTCGGGGCGGGAGTGGCATCAGTATGCCAAGGTCGAAGAGTTCCGAGTCAGCCGTGATCGCGACAATCGCGATGCGACCAGCGGTCGCGGCCACGAAGTGTGGGGTGTCAAATGATTTACTGGATTATGCCCGCGTTTGTTTTCGCGTTCTGGGGGGCGTTGTACCGCCCCCGGATCGCGGCGGTTCTAGTTGGCGCCCTGCTTGGCAATGCTTTGGTGATCACCACCAGTGGCGTCTGGCCTGAGTACCTCGAGCTGCTTGGGGTGAAGTCATGATTCCCCGCGATAGCCAGCGTTCCAAGGTGTATCGAGCCGAGCAGCTTGCCTTTG